TGGCGAGGTCAGACCAGACAGGAGCCTGATCCAGGGCCTTGTCTGCCATCCTCGCCACGAGCACGGCCGCTGCGTAGCTGTCCCGCTCAACGTGAGCCACGGTGCGGGCGGGGATTCCGGCGAGTCGGAGGGCGAGCTCGAAGCCTCCGTATCCGGAGCACAGGTGGACGGCGTGTAGTACCACGTCACGGTTGTCGTCTGACTTCGCGCATGTAGGCGGCGTCGCGTTCGGCGGCGTGGGCGTCGTCGTCGGTGCCGCACCAGCAGCACGATCTGATGGCGAGCCACCAGTGGGGGCAGTGCTTGTCGGACGAGCGGGATGAGCGGGGCACGATCGGGGCGCAGCGTTCAAGGACCGCTGGGAAGGCGTCACTCATCGTCTCGCCTCCCGGTAGCGGGCCAGCACGGTCTCCACCTCGGGATCGGCTCGGTGGTCCAGCCATCGGTTGAGCACGTCGGCGAGGTCGTCGGCCAATGCCCGCTCAGCGGCGAGCCATTCGTGAAGCAGTTCCACCATGTCGTCGGTCATGGCTGCCGTCTGACTTCGCGCATGTAGGCGGCGTCGCGTTCGGCGGCGTGTGCGTCGTCGTCGTTGCCGGCCACCCATGAGAGCAGGCATCCGACGATGACCAGGGCGGACAGGGCGAGCAGCACGAACCCTGACGCGATTGCCGCGTTCATCCGTCCCACCTTCGGCCTTCGAGCTGTTGCACCACGGTGGCCGGCACGTGGCCGCAGCCGTGGCACAGCTCGCAGTCCATCGGGCACCATCCGCGCGCCGGCCGGTTCGGGCATCGTTCCAGCGGCGGCCAGTAGTCGCTGCGCTGGCTCATGAGAACAGCGACCCCTCCGGCCAGGCGATGCGGGTCATGCCGACACCGCGTCGTGCTCGCATCGGGACGCGTGACGGTTGCCGCGGGCGTCGAGCGTCGTCACCCACCCATCACAGAGATCCGCCGGGCAGTCGCCCGGTCTTTTCTTTTTCTCTTCCTCTTCTCTTCGGGTGGCGCTCGCGCCACTGGTGGGGTGGCGCTCGCGCCACTGGTCGGTGGCGTCCGCGCCACTGGTGGCGTCCGCGCCACTGGTGGCGTCCGCGCCACTGGTTGTGGATATCTCGGCCGGCAGTTTGTAGCGGTTTTCCCGACCCGGCGACCGGGTGACGGTGATCGCTCCGACGCGTTCAAGCTCGCTGATGGCGTCGAGCACGTTGGCCCGGTCGCGGCGCACCTTCGCGGCGATCGTCGCGACTGACGGCCAGGAGTCGCCGGAGGTCGTGGCGTGACGGGCGAGAACCACCCACACGTGGGCGGCGCGCGACGTCAGCCCTAGTTGCTCGGCGTGGTCCGTCGCGTAGTTGACGTGGCGGAACGTCACGCGGCGGCGGCGGCGCGCTTGCGCCGGTCGGCTTCGGCTTCCATTGCTTCGGCCTGGGCGATGAGGTCGGCGGCTTTGGCTTCGAGCCGGGCGGCGGCGTAGCGCTTGCGGGCGGCCGAGGCGCGTAGCGGGGTGTTGGGCGGAGCGTGCATTATGGGCGTTGTCATCGCGGCGACCCTAGCGGACGCCTCGGTGTTGTCGGTGCAATCGATGATCCGCCCATAATCCTGCTTACGTCACCAGCCATCCGACCGCATCACCCCAGGTCACAGCCCTAGACCGGTTTCGTTATGTCAGGTTTGATGGGCGCGCTCGTCGTGACCCCAGGTATACGCGAATGACAACGATGTGAGATATAGCCAACTTGCTGGGGGTATTGACTATGCCGGCGGCTTAGTGGATACTCCCATTCCACATGGAACGCAGCGACCCACTGTTGGCGGTCCTGGTTGCCGTCGAAGTTGCGGCCGAACTGCTCGACGAGGCCGCAGAGAAACGCAACCTTGCTGTCCTGGCCGCCATCGAGGCCGGTTGCTCGTACCGCCAGGTCGCGGGCGCAGCACGCGTCACCCATCCGACGATCACCCGCATCGTCCGCGACTACATGACCGACACCGAACCAGACGAGGAGCAGATCGATGGCAAGACGTAGCTCCGCCACCGTTGCGCCACCGCCGCCCTCGCCCACTGCAACGACCTGCTGGCGGTGCGCGATCTGCTCGGCCACGCCTCTGTCGCCACGACGCAGATTTACACCGCCGTCGTGCCCGGCCGCACCGCCGCGGCGTCGCGCGCCCTCACCATGCCAGCCGCCTAGACGGAAGATACACGTTCGTGTATCTTCCGTCTCCATGAGCAAGAAGTACACCACTGTGAAAGTCGAGCAAACCGATATCGACCGGGCGCTACGCAAGAAGTCGGGCCGATGCGTCCTTGCCACCGCCCTGGCCCGCAGCGTCGAGGGCGCCGCCCGCGTCGATGTCGACATGCAGACCGTTCGGTTTACCGTTGACGGTGAACGCCGCGTGTATCTGACCCCGCCGGCCGCCGTGGGCTACGTCGTCGCGTTCGATGCCGGCGACCCCATCCATCCATTCGCATTCCGACTCTCCGAGAATCATCGAGTCAGCGTCCGCCAGGACAAGCCGTCGCCCGCCGCGCACGAACGCACGCGAACAAACCGCGCGGTCGCCGCGGCGAAGGAACGACGCGAGCGGGCTCAGCTCAAGCTAGACGCGGTGACCGCCGAGTCTGACCCCGATCCGATCGACGTGGCCGCCGCCGAGGCACTCGCTAAGAAGGCGGCCCGCGACGTGGCGAAAGCAACGAAGGTGAACAACGAGACGAAGGAACGTCTGGCCGGCGAGCCATACATCGAGCCCGATATGACCCCCGACCCCGATACCGGCGAGCGGCGCCGTAAACCACCGGCCCGGGCCTTCCGGACCAACGCCAGGGAGTACGGGCATCGCGTCCTGCGGATCAACCAGGACAAGCCCACATCTGAGAACATCGCCGCCCGCGAGTCAATCATGAGGATCTACAACGAAGACACCGACTGACCTGGTGTCGTGCTTCTCCACACAGATATGCACGGGCCTAGAGCGGATCTGTGTACGGGTTCTGCAGTAGACACGGTTTGCCGGTTCGGCGGCGACGGCAGGTCGGACACCGGCACGGGTCATCAGACGGTCCGTCGTCGTACACGGCCAGCCCATCGTCTGACCATTCGGTAACGGCGCGTCGTGCGAGGCGTGCCATATCGTCGGCCGTGGCCGGCATCAGCCGCGATCCCCACTCGGGTTTAGGTGACCGGAGCGGCCCCAATCGACCATCGCTCGACATGGAAACAGATTGACACCGCCCGCCCCGGGCCGTGGAATAGCGTTCCAGACGTGACGTCGTACACGTCGGCCGAAGTGTGCGCGATGACCGGCGCCAGCTACCGGCAGGTCGACTACTGGGCGCGTCACGGGTTCATCGCCGGTCAGGCCACCGGGCCGGGCACCGGCCGTCAGCGTCGGTGGACCGCCGACCAGGTCGAGACGGTGGCCCGGCTGGTCGAGGCGTCGAAGCTGCGCACCCGGTGGGCCACCCCTATTACGTCATGACGCAATAGGCGGCGGGTCGTCGTCGGGCGGGTCGTCGTCGGGTTCGCGGATGGTCAGGTCCACCCGGTAGGTGCGGCCGCGTATCCCGAAGCGGGCCAGCCATCCGATGACCGCGCCGATGATCCCGGCGACAAGCTCGGCCGCCACCGGCCGTCACAACAACATCAGGCCGAGCGCCATAGCGGCCAGGCCGGCGGCGACAGGCAGCTGGCGCTGTTCGGGTGAGCCCATCGGCCGGTAGCAGACCGCGGCGGCGATGGCGAACAGGATCACCGCCACCATGAAACAGACGTCAGCGGCGGTGAGATGACCCGACCAGATACCGTCATCGAACGCGGTCACTTTTTCGCCGCCGTGTTCGCGTCGCGGTACGCGCCTTGCAGCAGGTCACGGGCCGGTGCTTGTGTGCCGGCAGGAATGTTTTTCAGCATGGTTTCCCACACCTTGAACGCGGCCCGGTCGGCGATGCGTTCAATGTCGTCGTCGGTCACGGTGTCATCCTCCGGTGGTTCGGGTGGTGTGGTGCCGGCGGCGCGGCGGTTGATTTCGAATCGGATGTCAGCCTGGGACCACGTCCCCGAGCTTGACACCGAGCGCGGCTGCCACGTGCCCTGCACGGCGGCGGCGGTGGCCGGGTCGATCTTGCGGTCAGTCCAACCGTCGCCCGCGCCCAGCGCGTGGGTGAACAGGTCATCGGGCCGGTTGCCGAAACGCCGGTTCATCACGATCGTCGCCGTGAAGTAGGCGTCCACCTGCACGGCCGGCCACGTTTCACCAACCCCGGAGTTGGCCACCTCCCAAGCCCACGTCGTGCTGTTCCCACTGTCCAGGGGCACGGTGCCGCGGGAGAGCGACAGGGGACCACCCTTACCCGCCGTATTCGCAGCTCCCGCGGCGACCATCCACACCGCCCCATCACGCATGATCGTCGCGTTACCGACCGGAGCGTCATCACAGCCTTCGGTCTGCCAGTACGTGTCGTTCTCCGGCGTCGTCTGGGATGCGGTGTGATGCCACTGCACGCCGAGCGGCGGATTGGCGAACCCGCCCGACGAGCGGGCCCGGGTCGTCCAGCCGTCGCACTCCACCACGGCCAGGCCGGCGCCGCGCAGCAGGTCGGCGGCGTCGACGTAGTAGATGCCTGTCATCGCCAGGCGCCCTGGCGGATCAGCCATGCGGCGAGGGCGGCGGCGACGGCTTCGGCCACCGCTCGCAGGTCGTCGCTCAGACTGTGCCAGTCGACGATGGCCGGATCATGATGCTGTCGGAACCCGTGGACGGCTTCGGCCAGATCCGCCCGGTCAGACGGCGGATGGTCGGCCACCCAGTCCACGATGGCGGCGCCGACCGCTACGGCGTCGTCCTGCTGACGGCGTGTCATGTCGAAGAAGTCTCCCGGGTCGGCGCCGGCCAGCTGGCCGAGATAGCGGCGATAGCGGTGGATGCGGTAGGCGACCTGTTCGGGTGCGGCCGGCACCGTGTCGAACGCGTCGTCGGTTTCGAAGTCGCCGAACGTCGTCATGGCGCCACGCCTTCGAGCTGTTCGATGCGGGCGGTCAAGGCTTGGATCGCGGCTACCAGGGTGGGGACCAGCTTCGCCGGGTCGACCATCCACGGCACGAACCCACCTTCGCCGGTCCGCGCTCT